ACCCTTTCTTTTTTAAACCTGTACAAGATGGTATGGATCGCCCTAAATCCGAACTTGCTTATCGTGTACCTGCTAGTAAGTTTACAAGAAAAAAGATTACAGCTAATGAAAAGCTGGAAGACATACAGGGATTAGACACGACGATTGACTGGAAAAACACTGGAGATAATAGTTATGATGGTGAAAAACTAAACCTGTTAGTACACGATGAGTCAGGTAAATGGGAAAGACCCGATAATATTTTAAATAACTGGAGAGTTACAAAAACATGTTTACGATTAGGTAGTAGAATTATTGGTAAATGTATGATGGGCTCAACTTCAAACGCTTTAGATAAAGGTGGAGAGAATTTTAAAAAACTATACAATGCCTCAGATGTCACGAAACGAAATAGAAATGGTCAGACAAAGTCTGGCCTATACTCTCTTTTTATCCCAATGGAATGGAACTACGAAGGATTTATTGACGAGTATGGAGTTCCAGTCTTTACTACTCCTGATATCGATAGACTCGCACCAGACGGTGAATTAATAGACGTAGGTGTAATAGATAACTGGCAGAACGAAGTAGACGGTCTAAAAGATGATCACGACGGTTTAAATGAATTTTACCGTCAATTCCCAAGAACTACAGAGCACGCGTTTAGAGATGAGGCAAAAGGAAGTATATTTAACTTAGTTAAGATATACGAGCAAATAGACTACAACGAAGAGTTATCTAGAACGCTAGGAGTTACAACAGGTAATTTTCAATGGGTGAATGGAATAAAAGATTCTCAGGTAATATTTTACCCAGATCCAAAAGGAAGATTCAAAGTTAGTTGGGTTCCGCCTTCTGGAATACAAAACAAAGTGATACTTAAAAACGGTATCAAATATCCAGGTAATGAACACATGGGTGCTTTTGGTTGTGATAGTTACGATATATCAGGTACGGTAGATGGGCAAGGATCCAAAGGGGCTTTACACGGTTTAACTAGGTTTAGTATGGAAGACGCCCCAGCTAATAGTTTCTTTTTAGAATACTTATCAAGACCGCCAACAGCTGAGATGTTCTTTGAGGACGTTCTAATGGCATTAGTATTTTACGGGATGCCTATACTCGCGGAGAACAATAAACCTCGTCTCTTGTACTACCTGAGGCGTAGAGGATACAGAGGGTTTAGTATGAATAGACCAGATAAGATATGGAACAAATTATCTGTAGCAGAAAAAGAAGTAGGTGGTATACCTAACTCTTCAGAAGATATTAAACAAGCTCACGCCGCTGCAATTGAAATGTATATACAAGATCACGTTGGAATGAAGCAAGATGGAACGTTTGGAGACTTGTATTTCAATGAGCTACTAAACGATTGGAGTAGATTTGATATAAACAAAAGAACAAAGCACGATGCGTCAATAAGTTCTGGCTTAGCTATTATGGCTAATAACAGACATCTGTACGCGCCAAATGCGAAGATAGAAAAACCAAAATTAAATATACACATGTCTAAGTATTCAAATTCAGGTGGTATGTCTAAAATAATTAAAGAATAATATGAGGAATTTTCCAAGTCAAGTAGTTAGCGATGCAGAGAAGATAAGCTATGAGTATGGGCTTAAGGTTGCTCAAGCTATAGAAGGGGAGTGGTTTGATGAAACAAATAATCAAAGCAGATATACTAACGGTAAAAATAATTTTCACAATCTTAGATTATATGCTAGGGGAGAGCAGTCTATACAAAAGTATAAAGATGAGTTATCTATAAACGGTGATTTGTCCTATTTAAATTTAGACTGGAAACCAGTGCCAATTATTTCTAAGTTTGTTGATATAGTGGTTAATGGTATAGCAGAAAGAACTTATGATATAAAAGCATATTCCCAAGATCCATTTGGAGTTAGTAAAAGAACTAAGTACATGGATGCGATAATGGAAGACATGAGGTCGAGAGAAATAAAGACTTTTGTCAAAGAAGAATTCGGAATGGATCTATTTAAAAGTAACCCAACGTTACTACCAGATTCACAAGAAGAATTAGACCTACACATGCAACTTAATTATAAGCAAGCTGTAGAGATAGCTGAAGAACAAGCTTTAAATGTTTTGTTTGAGGGAAATAAATATGAATTAACAAAGAAGAGGTTTTATCGTGATCTTACCGTTTTAGGTATAGGCGCAGTAAAAACCTCTTTTAATACTTCTGAGGGTGTTACTATTGATTATGTTGATCCCGCAAAATTGGTTTACTCTCATACAGACTCGCCATATTTTGAAGACATTTATTATGTTGGTGAAATTAAAACAATTCCAATAAACGAGCTTATAAAGCAGTTTCCACACCTTACTACTGAAGATTTAGAAGAGATACAAAAATCAAGTGGTATTAGCAAAAGAAATAACAAGCGGTATAGAGAAGGTGAGGTTGACAAAAACAAAATAGATGTACTTTATTTTAATTACAAAACTTACATGAATGAGGTTTACAAGTTAAAAGAAAGCGCCTCTGGAGCTGAGAAAGCTATTGAAAAAGATGATACGTTTGCACCACAAGAAAACGAAAACTTTAGTAAAGAGTCTAGAAAAATGGAGACTTTATATGAGGGTGCTTTGGTGTTAGGTACTAAAAAGCTTTTAAAGTGGGAGATGGCAAAAAACATGATGCGTCCTAAAAGTGATTTCACTAAAGTTAAAATGAATTATTCTATCGTTGCTCCTAGAATGTACGAAGGTCGTATTGATTCTTTAGTAAAAAGAATTACTGGTTTTGCTGATATGATTCAGTTAACACATTTAAAGTTGCAGCAAGTGATGTCGAGAATGACACCTGATGGTGTTTACTTGGACGCTGATGGCTTAGCTGAAATTGATTTGGGTAATGGAACTAACTATAATCCTCAAGAAGCTTTAAATATGTTTTTTCAAACAGGTAGTGTTATTGGTAGGTCATACACTTCTGACGGAGATATGAATGCTGCTAAAATACCAATACAAGAGATCACAAGCGGTGCTGGCGGTAGTAAAATGCAAGCGCTTATAGGTAACTATAACTATTACCTACAGATGATTAGGGATGTGACTGGGTTAAACGAGGCTAGAGACGCTGCTAATCCAGATCCAAAATCATTAGTGGGAGTTCAGAAAATGGCGGCTGCAAATTCAAACACAGCAACTAGACATATACTACAAGCTGGATTATATTTAACAGCTGAAACCGCAGAGTGTTTATCACTTAGAATATCTGATATTATAGAGTACTCTCCAACCAAAGATGCTTTCATACAAGCTATAGGGGCTCACAATGTTGCGACTTTAACTGAGATGTCTGATTTACACCTATATGATTTTGGTATATTTATAGAGTTAACACCTGATGAGGAGGAGAAAGCTATGTTAGAAAATAACATTCAAGTAGCATTAGGTCAACAAAACATAGAGCTAGAAGACGCTATAGATCTTAGAGAAATAAAGAATATTAAACTAGCTAATCAACTTCTTAAGATACGTAGAAAGAAGAAAATAGAAAGAGATCAAAGAATGCAGCAAGAAAACATGCAAGCCCAGGCTCAAGCTAACATACAGCAACAGCAAGCATCTGCTGAACTTGAAATGCAAAAACAACAACAAGTGGCTCAAACAGCTATATCTATAGAAGAAGCAAAATCCAGGTTTGATATTGAAAAGCTAAACCAAGAAGCACAAATAAAAAGACAGTTGATGGAGCAAGAGTTCCAATACAACATGCAATTAAAAGGCGCTGAGAGTAGCCAAAGGTCTCAAGGTGAAAAAGAAAAAGAAGATCGTAAGGATAACAGAACAAAGATTCAAGCGACACAACAATCAGAAATGATTGAGCAAAGAAAAGGAAGCACAGGACCTAAGGATTTTGAATCTTCAGGCAACGATGTATTAGGAGGTATTGATATGTCACAGTTTGGTCCTAGATAAATTTATTAACTATTATTATATTATATTATGGCAAAAAAAGAAGAGCCAATCGCTGATAGCGAGACTGGCAAAATTAAAGTAAAGGCGAAAGAAGCGAAACAACCAGATGGTAACGAAACAAAAGGAAACGTTACAAAGGTTAAAGCAAAGATGAAAAAACCAGCTGAGACTATTGAAGAAACTATTACGAAAGTTGACTTAAGTAAACCAGTTGAAGAAACTAAGGTTGAAGAGCCTGTTGAAAAAACAGAGGAACCAACAGCGGTTGTTGAAGAGGTTGTGGAAGAGGTTGTTGAAAAACCTGTAGAAGAAACTACAGAAACACCGGTTGTTGAAGAGATTACAAATGAAGTTCAAGAAGAAGTAGAAGAAGTAACTGAAGTGGTAGAACAAGCTATTGCGCAATCAGAACAAACTGGCCAAGCGTTACCAGAGGACATTCAAAAGTTAATGTTCTTTATGGAAGAAACTGGTGGTGATTTAACTGACTACGTTACTCTTAACCAAGATTTTTCAAAACTAGACAATCATACTTTATTAACGGAATACTATAAATCTACTAAACCACACTTATCACAAGAGGAAATTGAATTTGTTATGGATGACACTTTCTCTTACGATGAAGATATGGATGAGGATAGAGATATAAAAAGAAAAAAATTAGCTATGAAAGAGCAAGTTGCTCAAGCAAGGCTACACTTGGAAAGTGTAAAATCCAAATACTACGAAGATATCAAAAGCGGATCAAAGCTTACGAAAGAGCAACAAGAAGCAATTGAATACTTCAACAAGCAAAACGAGGAATCAGAGAAAAACCGTGAGATATACAACCGACAAAAAGACGCGTTTGAAAGTAAAACCAACAATCTATTCGATGATAAGTTCAAAGGTTTTGAATATAACATTGGAGAGAAAAAGTTTAGGTTTAACGTGAAAGACGGTGCTAAGGTTAAGGAAACTCAAAGCGACATTAACAACTTTATCAAAAAGTTTTTGACTAAAGAAAGTACGATGAAAGATGCTGCGGGTTATCACAAGGGACTTTTTACTGCAATGAACCCAGATCAGGTTGCCAATCATTTTTACGAACAAGGTAAAGCAGATGCTTTAAAAGAAAGTATCGCTAAATCTAAAAATGTAAATATGGATCCTAGGCAAGCTTATAGTGAGAACACAAACACTAGTGGATTAAGGGTTAGAGCTTTAAATAATAATGAACCTGATTTTAAGTTTAAAATTAAAAACAAAAATAAATAACAAATTAAAATTTAAAAATTATGGCAATTTCAAATCCTGGTGGTTTGTTAAATAGTACTCCTGCTCATAGACAGCAGACGCTAGCAACAAATTACTTTGACTTTACTGCGACAGCTGGACAAGGCTGGGCGCAACAATACTTACCAGATCTAATGGAAAAAGAAGCTGAGGTTTTCGGACCGAGAACTATATCAGGTTTCTTATCTCAAGTTGGAGCTGAAGAATCTATGACTGCTGATCAAGTTGTTTGGTCTGAGCAAGGTAGATTACACTTATCTTACACAATGACACTTACTACTCAAGCTGGTGGTAGTGCAACAAATGGTGGTTTAATTACTATTAACGATCACATTGATACTAATGCTACTTATACAGCAAGTTCTCATGGTGTGAGAGTTAATGACACTGTTATTTTAGCTACAGCTAACGCTGTGTTAAAAGCTTTAGTTGTTCACGTTAATGGTGATGCGCTTAGCGTTGAGCCTTACGGAGCTGCTAACTGTGCTACTCTTGGTGTTGATACTACTACTGGAACATTATTAGTTTATGGTTCTGAATATGGAAAAGGAGACAACTACAACGGTAGTTCTTCTCACTCTGCTAATGAGCCACAGTTCAAATCTTACACTAACAAACCAATTATAATGAAAGATTACTACGAAGTATCAGGTTCTGATACAGCTAGAATTGGTTGGGTTGAGGTAGCTGCTGAAGATGGACAGGCTGGTTACTTATGGTACTTAAAAGCTGAAGCTGACACAAGAGCTCGTTTTAATGATTACGTTGAGATGGCTATGTTAGAAGGTGAGCTTGCTGCTCAAGCAACTGATGATGTTGCTGCGTTTATCGCTCCTGCTGCTACTGATGCTGCTGGTACTGAAGGTTTATTCGCTGCTATCGAATCAAGAGGTAATATTACTACCGGTGTTACTGGTGTGAATGCTGCTACTGATTTAGCTGAATTTGACGCTATCTTAGCTGAGTTTGACAAGCAAGGTGCTATTGAAGAAAACATGATGTTTGTGAATAGAGCTACTTCGTTAGCAATGGATGACATGTTAGCTTCTATGAATTCTTACGGAGCTGGAGGTACTTCTTACGGAGTATTTGACAACTCAGAAGATATGGCATTAAACTTAGGTTTCTCTGGTTTCAGAAGAGGTTCTTATGACTTCTACAAGTCTGACATGAGATACTTGAATGACAAAGCTACAAGAGGTGGAATTAACGATGCTGCTGGCGCAAATGCTATCAGAGGGGTTGTTGTTCCAGCTGGTACTTCTACAGTTTATGACCAAATGTTAGGTAAAAACTTAAAAAGACCATTCTTACACGTTAGATACAGAGCTTCACAAACTGATGATAGAAGATTAAAATCATGGGTTACTGGTTCTGTTGGAGCTGCTACATCTGCTTTAGATGCAATGCAAATCCACATGCTAACTGAAAGATGTTTAGTTACACAAGGTGCTAACAATTTCATGTTAATGAAATAAGCATTTATATTTAAAGAGACTGGGATTAATTTCCCAGTCCCTTTTATTTTTATTAATTTATATTATATTATATTATGGCAAAAAAACAAAAAACAAAAAAGGTTGTAGAACCTTTAATAGAAAAAGACTTCGAAGAAGTTGAAACAATGGAAGAAACAGTTACAGAATTTTTTGAAGAACCTGTAGTTGAAGAACCAAAAGCAAGAGAAAGATTAAAACCTACAAATGAGTGGGAGATAAAAGACAGGGTTTATTATTTAAAAGGTAATAAAAAGCCATTATCAAGATCAATAAAATCTGCAAACGTTTATTATTTTGATGAAGAAAAAGGTTATGAAAGAGAACTTAAGTATTGTCAAAACCAAAGAACACCGTTTGTAGATGAAATGAAAGGTGATCACAGATTAGATCACATTATATTTAGAAGTGGTATGCTGTTTGTTCCAAAAGCAAAAACAGTTTTACAAAAATTACTATCCTTATACCACCCACATAAGGATGTACTGTACTACGAGTACAAACCAGCGGCATTAGCTGCCGAAGAAATAGATATACTAGAGATGCAGGTTGATGCTTTAGTGGCTGCCAAAAATATCGATATAGATATGGCGGAGGCTATCATGCGTGTAGAGAAAGGATCTGAGGTATCTAAGTTAAGTTCTAAGGAGCTTAAAAGAGATTTACTTATATTTGCTCGTAACAACCCTAAACTCTTCTTAGAGTTGGCGGATGATGAGAATGTAATGTTAAGAAACTTCGGTATTAGAGCTGTTGAACAAGGTATATTAAGATTATCTTCTGATCAAAGAAACTTCTTATGGGGTTCTAACGGAAGAAAGTTAATGGTTATACCATTTGACGAACATCCATATACTGCTTTAGCACATTGGTTTAAAACTGATGAAGGTATGGAAATCTTCTCTAACATAGAGAAAAGATTAAATCAATAACAAAATAATATGGTTGCCCTTCGGGGTGACCATTTATTAAAATTTAATTTTATGGAGGAAAAATCAAAGGGTTTAGGAGACTCAATAGAAAAACTTACAAAAGCAACGGGAATAAAGAAAGTTGTAGATGCGGCTAGCAAGCTAACTAAAAAACCTTGCGGATGCGGTAAAAGGAAGGACACTTTAAATAGATTATTTCCTTATAAGAGATATTCTTAAAATAAATAAACAAAAGAAATTATGGCAGTAAGTATAGATACGGTGTATCAAAGAGTTTTAACTTTAGCTAACAAAGAGCAAAGAGGTTATATAACGCCTCAAGAATTTAACTTACTAGCTAACATGGCTCAGATGGAAATATTCCAACAATATTTTTACGATATAAAACAATTCAACAGCGTGGCTGGTAACATGCAGGAGTTTTCAGATCCATTAACTGTTCTATATGAAAAAATTGGGGAGTTTGATGTTAATCAAGGCGACGCTTGGATGCTTACAAACATGGCCCCAGTAAATGACACTTTAACTATACCTTGGGATATTATATATAAACTTGGTACCGTTAGGGTTAATGGGGCTCAAGTAGAAATGGTTAATGGTAAAGATTTTCAAGCGGCTATGATGACGCACAAAACCGCTCCAACACCACGTAGGCCAATAGGTACAACTACATCCCTTGGTCTTAGAGTAGCGGTTGGTACTGACGCGTTCGTAAATGAAAATGTTACCTTTGCAAGTCCCGGCAATAATCAAAACATGAGTATAAGTTATACCATGAGACCACCAAGAGTAGAGTGGGCTTATGTTGTTATTAACGATAAAGCTTTATATAACGATAACATATCTATTGACTTTGAGTTACACTCTTCAGAAGAGACAGAGTTGGTTTATAAAATATTAAAGCTTGCTGGTATAAATTTAAAAGCGGCTGAAGTAGTTCAAGTTGCACAAACTTTAGAAGAACATCAAGTTCATCAAGAAAAACAATAAATAAATGGGATTATTAGATCAAACAGGACAAGAATATTATCAAGGTGGTGATTTTGGAGGTTATCAATTTATTTCCTTGACAGAGGTTATAAACCAATTTATGTTAGTGTATGTTGGTGAAGATAAAATTATACCGAAAGCAAAAAGAATAGACGTTGCTTTTCACGCTCAGAGAGCTTTACAAGAATTATCGTTTGACACGTTTAAATCTACAAGGTCTCACGAAATAACTCTTCCACCATCTTTACAAATGATTTTACCGCAAGACTACGTTAACTACACTAAGGTTAGTTGGGTGGATTCCGCTGGTATAAAACACTTGTTATACCCTGCTTCTAAAACATCAAACCCTACAAATCCGCTTCAAGATACTAGTGGTGATTTTGAATTAAATGCAATAGGAACACTTGTAGATGCTTCAGAATTAATAGTGTTAGATGGCGAATATGGAAACATACAAGTTGGTATGTTTGTTTCTGCGCCAAATATTGATCTTTTTTCTACTGTAGTCGCTACGTCTAACACCGGTGGTATCACAACAATAGAAATTAGCAACCCTGTTACTTACACAGGTACAGAAACACTGCTGTTTACTCCAGAAGATGATTCTTTAATTTTAGAAGAAGAATCTACTTTTATTTTAGAAAATGTGACTTGGGCCGCGAATGAGGATAAAATAACACAAGCGCCAAATACAGACGTGTCTAATATAACTGTCGGAATGCTAGTGTCTCATGAAGATTTTCCTATAGGAACAACCGTGATTGATGTTAACGGGGCTGTTATAACAACTTCAAATTCTGCGACAGCGGCATCAACATCAACAACAAACGAAGTGACATTCATTTCAACACCGAAAGATTCTGATACCTGGTCAAGTTATAAGTCAGCAAAACCTAACCAAGTTCATCATCACGATCACCTACATCCACACCACAATCATGACCATGGCAACATGTTTAACAGTAGATATGGATTAGACCCTCAACACGCACAGGCCAATGGGTCTTTTTACATAGACAACACTACTGGAAAAATCCATTTTAGTTCTAACTTATCTGGAAAAACTGTGATCTTAGATTACATAAGCGATGGGTTAGCGCAGCAGATAATTCCCATTAGACCACGAATAGGGGGCTTGGCAGAGATTACTTATGATACTAATGGTTTTGAACCTTTGATTCATAAGTTTGCGGAGGAAGCTATGTACAAATGGATATCGCATGCTATTTTATCTGGTAAAGCTAATATTCCAGAATATCAAGTCAATAGATTTAAGAAAGAAAGATTCGCAGCTGTAAGAACTGCAAAGTTAAGGTTATCGAATATTAAATTAGAAGAATTAACTCAAATTTTAAGAGGTAAATCGAAACAAATAAAACACTAGTACATGGCAGAGATTAAGCACCAATTTACCGGTGGTAAGATGAATAAGGATCTCGATGAGAGACTTGTTCCAAACGGACAATATAGAGATGCGATGAATATGCAGGTGTCGACTTCGGAATCATCAGAAGTTGGTACTGCTCAAAACGTGCTGGGTAATGAATTAAAGGGTATTTCTAACCCGAGTGGTGGTGAATACAATCTACCAAGTGAGGCTGTTACCATAGGGACTGTTGCTGATGAGAAGAATGATACTCTATACTACTTAGTGTGGACACAAGATATTGATTATATAATCTCGTACAACGGGGTTATTCATACAATGGTTTTTGTCGATAAAACAAAAGAGGTTTTAAAGTTTGCAAATTGTACTATTATTACTGGTATAAATGTGATTGACGACTTATTATTTTGGACGGATAATATTAACGAACCAAGAAAAATAAACATACCGCGTTGCATTCAGGGGACGAGTTGGTCAACTACAACACCTAATCAAACCGAACTATATAACCCTGCAACAGGTGCCTTGACAGAAATCAAAGAAGAACACATAACTGTTATTAGAAAAGGGCCTCAATACTCTTTAGACATGGTGATGAGTACTGATAGAGACCCAGACTTGATATACACGGGTGTTGTGCAAATATATAGTAATGATGACGCTGCGGATCCAGCTAATCAAGTGGGTAGTTCTTTTATTGGAGAATCATTTGATGAGGGTGTCTTTGATTTCTCGTCTATATCAACCGACGCTGGTAATAATGAGTTTTCTGTAGAGATATTAACAGGTTTAGACAACACTAGTAGTGAAGTTGATTTATTAACTCCCCCTCCTCCCACGGGAACAGGTACGTTAGAACGTTTAACTGGATGGATACCTACGGGAGGTACTATTCAAAGTTTAGTTGGGCAAAAAGTTGTTTTGCAAGCGTATAAAGAGATTGGTGGGGTATTTGTAGTGCCGTCGGTACCTTTGACTGACTTTGTTATTAAAGGGGAGATAACGGAAGTGTTATCAGACATACAATCCGTCGGTGGTTTGCCGCAAACACCACTATCTAATTCACAAGCAGGAGTTTCAGGTGTCACTCAGAATTATGGTGTAAAAATTAAAGTTTCCACTGTAGATGGATTTCCAGAACAACCAGAGGATGGTATTCAGTTAAAATATGTTATAGATTTATATGAAGAAAGCGAAAAGCTTTTTGAGTTTAAATTCCCAAGATTTTCTCACAGATATAAATATGAAGATGGAGAATATTCTACGTTTGCTCCTTTTACTCAAGTAGCGTTTTTACCTGGAGCTTTTGATTACCATCCTAGAAAAGGTTATAACCTGGGTATGACTAACAAATTACGAGATGTAAAGTTATTTAATATTGTCACAATTGATACTCCTAAAGATGTTGTAGCTGTAGATATATTGTTTAAAGATGATTCCTCTCCAAATGTTTATGTCGTAGACACTATAAAACCTAACGATTGGGCGCCACCTGGTGACTTTAATTTGTGGGATAAACTTTTACAATCGAGTCAAGCGCCTACCGGTGCAACGCCTTTTGGCTTTATTATAGAGAGAGAAGCGATAAATAGTGTTGTGCCTTCTAATCAACTATTAAGACCGTGGGACAACGTTCCTAGAAAAGCACTAGGACAAGACGTAACGGGAAATAGAATTGTATATGCTAACTATGTTCAAAACTATGATCTATTATCCTTGAATGGAAAAAACTACGTTCCAAATCTAAATGTTACAAATGAGTTATTTGATAGTGATGACAACCTAGTTTTTAACTCAGGAACAAACATAGGGGCAAGCGCTTATAAATCAATAAAATCACTAAGAGAATATCAATTAGGTGTTGTGTTTCTAGATGAATTCGGAAGAGAAACGCCTGTTTTATCCAATACTTCTAGTACTGTAAGATATGAGAAAGACAAGGCTGATAAAGCCAATAGATTTGGAGTACAATTTGATTCCGATGATTTCCCCCAAGCATTAACTCATTTTAAGTTCTTTGTTAAAGAGACGAGCTCAGAGTATTACAACCTTGCCATGGACCGCTTTTACGGTGCTGGTGATGGAAATCTTTGGTTATCTTTTCCTTCTAGTGATAGAAATAAAGTAGATATTGATACGTTCTTAATTATGAAAAAAGGAACTGATTCAGACACGCTGGTTATGGACGCGGCAAGATATAAGATTTTAGCTATAGAAAACGAGGCCCCTGATTTTATAAAAACAACAAAAAGAAAGTTAGTTTCACTTAAAAACGGTGGTGGTGGTTTATTTAATAACTCAGCTGACATGCCTTTCAAGGGATCTACTGAGTTCAGCATTAAAACACAGCGACTATATGGAACTCCTGCGCAAAACATAGACAACATCCCAGTTAATGAGAGCGAATTGTGGGTTGAATTTGAAAGAACTGGAACACCTCAAGTTTCCGATAGATACAAGATTGTTGGAGTAGCTAATTCTCACATCGACCCGGATGAATCAACAGCTAGCCACGAGTTTACTTTTAAGATAGACAGACCGTTAGAAGAAGATGTTAATTTTATATCAAACGACCCAAGTGGATTAACGTCTAATGACATTGAAAACACTGCGATAGTAAATATATACAAATATACAGTAGAAAATTTAGATAGATTTGATGGAAGATTTTTTGTAAAGATTTATTTTGACGATACTTTTAAGAAAAATATCGCTGTGGATATGGGTGACGATGCTCTTAGGAGAGTAGCTTTTAGAAAAGTGTATTTATTGGATGAGAAGCTTATAGCAAAACATACAAGCGACTTACAAAGATTTGCTACAAGAGGGGTGGGTGGTAGCAGAAGCTCTATCACCAGTAATTGGAGTGGACACAAGTTTGGAAGTTCCAATTCCAACGTGCCATACGGGTATTATAGTGTTGATGAATTTACAGCTAACGCCCTGTATTTTAGAAGATATAGAGAAAAAGAATTCCCAAGTATAGCTGGAGTTCCTGATTACGGTGTTTCGGGACAAAATGAAAGCGCTGGTAGTGCTTTAAATGATGCTGGATACAGAGCTTTGGTACATTTGTCTTATGAGACTTTGGACGGGGGTCCCGGGACAAATACTGGTGATGGATCGCCTTGGATACCATATAAAGATGGTTACTGGAAAGATACGAAGGATTGGTGGAAAGAATTCGGTTATAACACAGACGCAGAATCGACTTCTAGAAGAAAAGAAAAAAGACTAGGAACAAGGCAATATGGAGTGACTTCGGGTTGGAAGAGGCATACGTGTTCTATTTACAGGCAATTAGATGGTTTTGGGGAAACAGCAGCAACTTTTTGGACTACTGATCATGAATTTGATTTTTATGTTTACTCTTACATAGAACATCGTAAAGGATATGAATCTGATAGAGACTCCGCTAAAGATACTGACGTTTGGTTTATAGATAAAGGCCCTAGTGATGGAGAATATTCTTCTAACGATGATTATGAAGAACTTAAGTTTAACAGAGATCCGCTACCGGTACCTCCCGATGGAGGTGGGTTAGTTGTAAATCAGGGACAAGGAACTTGGGATATGGATCTTGGTTTTGGTGGTATTATCCCACCTAGCCATGAAGGTCAGCAAGTGTGGAATGGAAGATCGAATGTAGTTGGTTTTTGGGATGTTGGAGATTGGAATCAATATAACGTTGCCCCTGCTAATCCTAATTATTCTGACGAAGGAGGTTTTATAAGTAGAATCAAACCAGGGTTTCAATTTAGATGGGATGAAGATAATACTAATGACGGTGTGGGAACCCAATATATCGCGGCAGGTGAAATGTACAATAGGAACATCTTTAGGCACAGTGACGGGCGACATTTACCACACTATATAAGAGACGGTTACACAGGGGAAGGTGAATATACAAACCATGATCAGACTACTGGTTACAATAACGAAGAGTTTTCATCTCAACTTAAATCAGGTTCAACATCAATTGGTGATTTACATAGTATGGCTGAGGGACTAAGTTTTAATATGTCTAAACGATGGCAGATAAAAGATATTGAGCCAGCGATAACATGGGATCCAACTCACCCCGGTGTTATTCCTGGTGGGCTTAAGATTACTAACTCAATAGCTCTTGATGCAAGTGGAAATACTACTGGTGGTGCGACGGTGGAGGGACCAAACAAGCAAGACGACTTGGTGATATATGTTGACTCTATAAAGCAAACAATTAACAACGTACAGAGAACTATACAAGAGGGTATGGCTTTAACCTCTTGGATAAGTAATGGTTCGACTGTTGATATTGACGATGCAGGTGCAAGTATTGATGCTGAACTTTATGTTATAAGAGAAATTGAAACAATAACCGGTGGTAGTGGCGATTATTTTAAACTAACACTTGGCGGTTACAGTCAGCCGTTTCTTGTCGGTGATCATACTTATTTACATACTACTAATCCACCTGATATTGGGAGCACGGACAACCCGGGTGGTGGTACTTACACTTTTCAACAAGTTGGTATGAATGGTTACAGCCCAAACTCTGAATTCAATATAAACACAATAGCTAAACCAAATTCTGATAGTGTTTGGGGAGCCGTAGCGGCAGTTGGTTACACACTTTCTTGGTATGATACTTTAGAGGAATCAGAGCTTATGTCTGAAAATCCAGCTATCTTCGAAACAGAACCTAAAGATATGACAGAGTTAGACATATATTACGAGGCTTCGGGATCTATGCCATCGGTAATAAATGATGATACTGTTGCGAGCGCACTTCCTATTGGTACTAGATTTGAATATATTGGTGAAAATTATACCGTAATAGGATATCATTACAGCCAATTGCTTATACAAGGGAGTGGTGCGCCTTCGTTTGGACCTGTGTTTCAAGTAAACGGGACTAAGTTTTTTAGACCTGATGACTTAATTGTACAGTTAAAAATCACACACATCAGCGCCACTCCAAATTCCTTGGTTTGGGCGGTTACAATAGAAAATCAAGTAGTAAACCCAAACAATACATTTATTCTACCTTGGCACAATTGCTACACTTTTAAAAACGGAGTAGAATCCAATAGAATTAGAGATAACTACAATCTACCATATATATCAAATGGAGTTAAAGCTTCAACGACTTTAGAGCAAGAGTATAGAGAGGAACATAGAAAATATGGTTTAATATACTCCGGTATATACAACTCTGTTTCTGGAATAAATAATTTAAATCAATTTATACAAGCTGAAAAAATTACAAAGGATGTAAATCCTATATATGGTAGTATTCAAAAGCTACACTCTAGAAACTCTGATTTAGTTGCGCTTTGCGAAGATAAAATATTAAAAATATCAGCTAATAAGGATGCTGTATTTAACGCTGATGGAAATCCTCAGTTAATAGCTACTGATAGAGTTCTTGGGCAAACTATTCCTTTCTCAGGTGAGTATGGAATATCAACAAACCCAGAATCATTCTCATCAGAGGCTTATAGATCTTATTTTTCAGATAAAATTAGAGGAGCTGTATTAAGATTATCTAAAGATGGGTTAACACCTATATCTGATTTTGGCATGAAGGATTGGTTTAGAGATAACCTTAGATTAACCCGTAGAATTATCGGTAGTTATGATGATAGAAACCAAGAGTACAACATTAAGTTACAAATGGATTCATGTCAAGATATTCCTTTTGTTGGAGATGAAATAGAGTTTTGCAAAGGTGAGGAAACACCATATTCAGCAACAGCTATTTATCAGCCTTATGACACTATTACTTATCAAGCATTCGTATACTCTTACCAAGGTCCCGCGGGAGTCGTATCACCTCCTCCACCAAACTGGAATTGGGTGCTGTGTCCTGGACAAGGGTTGCCTGTAGATATTTGTAATGGTCAATTACCTTTTAGTGGTACCTTCAATTACTCGGCTATTCTTGGCCCTGCATCGATTGCGGCTTACAATTCCGCGATAATAACCCCACCAACCCCAACACCTATGCTTGTTACTCCTGATGGAATCCCAACAGATTTTGGAACTGATCCAGGCCATCACCCCTGTTCTCACGCGGGTCTTGTAGGTGATGATGGTGACCCATGGGGAGCGTCTGGTTGGTATAATGGGACGTATTATCCTGTATTACCTAACGCGACAGCTAGTGATGGTACTATTTCTATTATGATAGACAACAACCTAGCTACAAACACAATGCCTTGGACTAGTTGGACTGTTGAGTTTTTCCAAGGTATACATGACACATCTTCTCCAACTCTTTCAGCCACAATACCTGGGCCTCTTATATACTCTGATCCTAACGTCTACCAAGCTGGGCAATATTCAGACGTACTAAGAGGATTAAATGCTAATTACATGTTCGACGGTAGTAACGCACAAGGACTTGGGGTATACTATGCGATAATAACTAATAACTTTGGTTGCCAAATACAAGCAAAGTTTCACATGACTTGTGATTGTGATACTTGGGATGGTGTAAATACAACCTCAACGTTATATGCAGGTTATTGTAATAGAATAGAAGATATTGACTTGGAAGATGTAATAGGATAATTTAGCATTGATTAACACACAGTAAATATGGGAAAAAATGATTGGGTTTTAACTTTTAGCGAAAAGAATAAAGGATGGGTTAGTTTTAAATCATTCACGCAAATGCAACTAGGTGTTAGCATGGCAAATAATTATTACACTTTTTTTGAAGGTGAGCTTTTTAAGCATTATAGCGAGGACGTAGATAGGAACACGTTTTATGGTGGTCAAGGTTTATTTGATGATGGGTTTACAAACTCATCGCTAGACGTAATGTTAAACGACCAACCAGGTTTAGTGAAGGTATTTAACACATTAAACTACGAGGGTAGCCAAGCGAAAGTTGATAAGTTTATAAACCCAGCTGACGGTACTCTAGATTTAGATTTCCAACCAATAACCACTTACAGTGATCAGGAATATTATAATTTAGCAAGTAAAAACGGTTGGCATGTTGAGGAGATTATCACAGATTTGGAAGAAGGTAATATTAGAGAGTTTTTAGAAAAAGAAGGGAAGTGGTTTAACAATATTAATAGAAAAATCGATATCACTTTAGATGCATCTGATTCCGGTGATTTTACTTTCCAAGGAATTGGTGGGGTGCTTACAACTACTGTCAACGGTGGCGCTGTGGTTTATGGTTGCACTGACCCCGCCGCTCTGAACTACAACGCTAGTGCTAATGCGAACGACGGTACTTGTGTTTTAGAGTGCACGGGACTCGTGATTGATTTATCAACTAGTGGTGATACTGGTTATTGCGACAACCCTAACAACGACGGTACATTACAATGGAGTGTTAGTATAGATAATTTTCAAGCGCTTGATACTTGGGATTATGATATTACAAATGACGTGACTGGTATTAGTGTATATAGCCAACAAAATGGTAACGCTACTTCTATGCCAGGTGGTATTAGTACTCTTGCACCAGGATGTTACACAATATACATAACTCACAATATAGTTGGTGGTGGAACCTGCCTATATGAACACTCTTTCTGTATCGACTGTGAAGACGCACCAATTTATGGTTGTACAAATCCTTCTGCCTCGAACTACGACCCTAACGCAACTGTTGACAATGGAAGCTGTGTGTTTGGTATTACTGATGCTGGTGACATTGACATCGTTACTGTTAGTCCCGTTGCTCCCGTTGCTCCAGTTGTAAGCCAACCCGCAACTTCAAGCTTATACATGACGCCATCAAAAACAATAACTAAAGCTCCAGCAACAAAAGAAAAGACGAAGGAGAAAGTCTTACCTAAATCAGTACCAGTAAAGAAATATAAAAAATGATAAATTTATTTTTACCTATTACAAACTTAAATAACTCACTTCAAGTTGGTGATTTAATCTACGCTTCAACGACGTTCGTGCAGCCTAACTCGGGAGACCAGCAGTCTGACCCATCCCAAGCAAACACCGGTGTCACTCAGATAGTAGGTATATTACGTAGAATTACAGTTGAACCAAATGGTTTCATGCTGGATGTTGATGAAACGGATTTTCTCCCCAACAACTATGTCCCTACCCAAGGTGATTTCATTATGTTCTCTAAGTATAGTCAGACAGATGGGGATGTTATCGGGTATTATGCAAAAGCGAGGTTTACAAACGACTCTAGAGAAGAAGCTGAGATATACTCAGTGGGTAGTGAGGTGATAATAAATAGTAAATAATTATGGCAAACGGATACGGAGGTTCTTCAGGCTCTTCAAGATCATCAAGATCTTCAGGTTCTTATTCTGGCACTGGAGAACTTAATGAAGGCTTTTTAAAGATAAAAGATGGTGTTGAGGCACCCGATGGATTTCATTACATGCCTAATGGAAAGTTAATGAGTGACGCGGATCATATAGCTGTACATGGTTATGTTGAAAAACAAATCAATGGCGTTACTATGGACTATAGTGACATAAGTTCAAAAGGAGGAACTAAAACTATTACCGTGGTGGGTGATAGAGGTTTTGTTTTTAGCGTAGAAATCTACGAGGGTGACATGGTTAGCTATTATAACTTTAAAACAAAAACATGGACCTCAAATGACTATAAACACAGTATGATACAGTCAGTTGGAGGGAGTACTACTTTAAACGTAGTTTTTCCAAGTCAAGCTTCTTTAAAAACATTTACCGTAAATGTGTATGCAGAAACAGCGGAGAATATAAAAACAACTCATAAGCCTCTTGTTGAGGTTAGAAACGCAGATGGTAGTGTAAATTTGAACAAATCTACTGGCTCAAACTCTTACTGTGTAAAAAAAGTTTTATATCAAGATGTTGTTAAAAATTTATACTTATCAGCTTTAGCGCCAGAATCTTACTGGGCAACGACTGACAGTACTGATGGAGCGGTTAGTAGCTCTAATAGAATTGTACTTGACGATTTACCAGCAACCCCGAGGCACGTGAAAGTTGGTGATAAATTAACCTGTACTGGCGTAGCATCATCTGTACACGCTTTAGTTACCAAAATAAATCCAGATGGTGATAATGCAAACGAAATAGAAATTAGTGTAACTGATACTATAGGCGACGGGGTAGCCATGACTTTTACCCCACCATTCAATGGTATGACACCTCACTATACAGATAGCACTACTGGAAGAGCCGCTTTTGAGGTAGACTCTTCGTCCTCCTCATCATTCCCCTTTTCAATGACTATAACTGCTTTAGCGGGTAGAGCTTTTGTCTTGAAAAGAAAACCTACAGCAGAAGATTTGTGTATTGTGAAGACGGTAACGTTTGGAGCGTCCGCCTTAGCTATAGAAGGAGAAGACACGAGTAGTTCTACATATTATAGATGGCCAGTAGATAATATAGCGGGGTTAGTCGGTGGAATGTTTCTAGACCCATCTAGAAAAACTAGTGTTGCTGGAAACACAACGGTGCCAGCTTTTATCACTAATTATAACACCACAAAAACGTTTCAGCGAATAAACAATGATAATAGATATTATACTGATTTCGAGGATTACACAGTTCCAGATGTTTCAGTTAATGGGATTGACTCTTACAACAACCCAATCACCACAATTGATCGCAATGGTAGAATAACAGCCCAAGCGGGTAACATAGTGTTTAATGTTAAGCAAGCCGACGCTTTAAAATCAGATTCTAATGTTAAGTTAGTTGCCCAAGGGGCTAAGGCTATTGAAAGTTCGATTGGAATGAGTGTTAACTTGAGTAACGTTACTGTTACTGGGACCACGCAAGAGACTGACGCGTTGCTTAGCACGTCTGCTACAACAACATCAGCTGTAAGTGGCAGCACAACTATACCGGTTAATGAAGTAAGCAGAGTGGTTGCAGGAGCTACTCTCAGGGGTATTGGTATAAGGGGTACTACAAAACCTATTGTTGTTAGTAAATCTGTGGCAAGTGGGGCTGGAAATATAATAGCTAGCTCTGCGGTAACACTAGAAGATGGGGCCACTGTAAATTTTGACGGAGCGTCTAACGTTATAACAATAGAGGGTACTATAAACATAAAGAACATGCCAATAGTTGATACTACATTGTATTTTAACGTAGAGCGGTTCTTAACGTGCTTGTAAGTAAAAAAAATAACAAAACTGTGACTATTATATATATAAAAAAATAAAATTATGGCAAAATACGATCGAACACCATCACCAGCTAAATTCCTCTCATTCCTTACTGGTGGGGCTGAAAGGAGGCGAGAGCAAGATGCTGCTCAAGAGGATCTTCACAATCAAATGGCAGATTGGGAGGATACTAAAATGAAAAATCCTTATGCTGGAGTAAAAAATCCTTATGCTGATATGGAGAATGTATATGAAGACCAAACTGTAGATTTAAAAGCAGCGGAGTTCCAGAAAGAACAAGCTCAACAAAACTCAGCTGATATACTAGCCAACATGAAAGGCGCAGCTGGAGGAAGTGGAGTTGCAGGACTAGCTCAAGTGCTAGCTAACCAAGGGGCAAAACAAGCTAAACAATCAGCGGCTGATATTGGTAGACAAGAACAAGCGAATCAAGCTAGAGCGTTGGGTGAAGCTGGTAGGTTGCAGCAGTTAGATCGAGAGGGAGAGCAAAAGAGAGATCTGTTAGAGAGAGAAGGTGCGAGAATGGTAGAGCAATTTGGGTTTGACAAGCAAAACAAAATGTTAGACTTTGCGATGGCAAGAAAAGAAGCTGCAGATCAAGATATTGACAACAACAATATGCAGCGAGATCAATTTATAAGTGGAGCTATAACTGGTGTTGGGAGTGCCGCGTTGTCTGATGTTAGGTTAAAGGAAAATATAAACAAAACTGGAATATCAAAATCTGGAATACCAATATACACGTTTAACTATATAGGTGAAAATCAACTTTGGTCTGGTACAATGGCTCAAGACCTACTTGAAATAGGTAGAGAAGATGCGGTAACAATAACTGACAACGGGCATTATGCGGTTTACTATGATATGATTGATGTTAACATGGAACTTAAAAACTAAATAGAATGGCTGACGACAAGCAAGCAAGGAAATATTTTGAGAACTTATCTTATGGTAAAGACTCTTTATCTTCTGAGATACATGGAAAATTTAACCAAGAGCGAATCAACAAAAACGTCGCTAGCGCTGTTAGAATGTATGACAAGAACTTAGCAGAGGGAAATAAAGAGATGGCCAATCATTTTAAAGGGCAGATCATGGGGTGGTCCAGAGATCTTGATGCTATTAAAGCTATAAAAGAAGAATTCGCTATGAACTACGCTGGCGGTAGAGATGGTGAGAGCATGTATTCAAATTATACTGATATAAGTTGGGAGAGGGACTTTATGACTGAGAGGGGTGAGATTTCCCTTGATGATAATTTAAATTTTATAATGGGTGTTACCGACGAGAAAGGAAATACTAAGTGGAAAAGAAAAGAAGATATAACTGAAGATTGGGTTATAAAAGGAAATGAAGAAGCTAACTTCATGAAGCTACAACAAAGCGCCGTTAAACAGCGTAATGATATGGGTAATCCTTTAGATTATGATGTTGATTGGGAGGTAAGTAAAATACTAGAGAGGTCAGACGCGTGGAAAGTTATGGCATCTGACAAAATTGGGGGTAGATACTTTTTGAATGACTATGTTATAGAAAATCAAGAAGCTATTCAAAACGGTAGTATACCAGATGAAATGTTACATCCTGACTCATTTGACCCTAACAAAGACAGTAGATTGCATGCATACTATGCTAATAGAATAAGAAAAGCATTTGACGAAAACCACCAAACACCAGCTGAAGCTAAAAAAGCTGACGAAATGATAGCTAGAACGAAACCACAACAAGATAACACAGAAAATACTCAAGTTTAACATGGCCGAGACTCAAACAACACAGTTAGATCAAATCATGCAAAGCTATATAGATTCTGGGCAGTACTCGGAGAGTGAACTTTCTGAAATAAGAAAGCGAGAAGCTAACAAGCTAAAAGAATCTACTAGAGAAACAAGTTGGTGGAAAGGAGAAGAGGGTTTTATTCCAGACGAGTTTCAATCAAACGTAAACAGACCTAGAGTTGCTGAACAACCAAGTGAAGAACCAGATAAAGAACCAGATGATGAAGAGCTATTTTGGAAGGCAGATTCATCACTTCCAACTATTGGCTCAGTATACCAAGCTTATGAGGATTCTGGTAAATTTTCTGAAAGCGAACTTGATTATATAAAAAAACGAGACGCTGAAAACAAAATGCCAACCGCTCTGTACAAGTGGACTTATGGTGCTTTTGGTGAGGGTTATTCTAATACTGAAGAAAGAAGAGAGGAAATAAAAGAAGAGCAGCAAGATGAAAACAGTAGGTATAATGATTCGTTACATGCGAAAGAACTTGGGGTGCTTGGTGTTTATGATCTAAAAGAAAACAGTAAAGCTTACGAAGGCCAAATTAATGTTAAAGGTTTTTTTGATTTAATAGGACAAGAAGAAAGTGAAAAAGGTGTAGAGGAAGTAAAAGAAACAGATAGAACCAACCCGTATTACTATGGTTTTAGAGGTAATTTACAAGCGCTTGGTATGGGTGATAACGCTGTAACAGATTTTGTTGCCGATCACTTGTCCTCTATGTACAGATCACTTGCTGTCGTTGGAGTTAGGCAAGCTGATGGGACTGTGGCTGGTTGGGACGTTATGTCTAGCGGTAAAACCGCTTCTGACGAAGAGATAGAGGCTTTAATTGACTCTGTTGGTGAAATGCCAGAGCAAACAGATGCCGTAAAGCAGTACAGTAGTAGATATGAGCAGATTAAAGAAGAGGAAGGTGGTACTATGGCTTTTATGGTGGCTGTTGCTGAAAATCCAACTTATATTAGAGATGTTGCTTTATCTTCTTTAGGTAACATGGCTACTTCGTTAGTTACATCTAAAGATGTTGCACTTAGAGCTGTGGGAACTGGAACGGCATCTGGTTTAACCAATGCAGTTGTAGCAAAATATGCAAAAAACCCTATTGGTAAAGGCTTGGCTTTTTTATCGGGATTCATGGGTGGTATGAGTGGTAGTATGGACGCTGGTCAATCTTATTCTCAGTTTTTACAAGAACAATTAGAGAAAGATGGTAAAGATTTTACACCTGAAAACATAAGAGCGTTACTAAACGACGAGGAAGTTATTGAGTACATAGACCCAAATGGTAACACTGCTTTAAATATGAGTGGTACTAGGCAAGAAATAATTAAAAATAGAGCCATTAGACGTGGTATAGCCATTGGTACTATTGATGGATTATCAACACTTGTTGCTGGTGGAACTGTAGGTAGGACAACTGGTAAACTAACAACAACTACGCAAAGAAACATAAAAGCATCAACGCAAGCGGTTGCTGGTGGTCTTGCTAGTGAAATTGGTGGTCAAACTTTTGGTGGCCAAGAGTACGATGCTGGAGAAATACTAACGGAGGGTATAGCAGAAAAAGGAATAGCAACAACCGGTGTAACGGTTATGCCAACGCTTTTAAAGAAAAAAGGTAAATATACTATAGGTAACCAAGAGTTTAACGAAAAAGCTTTTGTAGAAGAGATAAACAAAATGGATGATGCGACTTTAGCTGCTGCTGATGTTAAGGTTGAAAACGATAAGGTTATGGATGGTCTTGTTAAAAATAGACAAGGCGATGCTTATTTAGATTCTCAAGTAAATGGTAAAGTTACAGATGTTAAGGATAGAAAAGAAATTGTAAAAAAACAAAAAGAGTTATACAAAGCCGAACAAGAAGCTAAGGCTGAAAAAGATAGAGATGATGGGGACACTAGCGCTGCTGAAAAAGTTGCTAAAATAAAATCAGATATAGCTAACATAGTAGGTAAATATTCTGGTGTAGATGGTAGAAGTGCTGATGTTAGAGCGAGAAACAAAGCTGGTAAGGAAATAAAAAAATCTAGAGTTAAGATATATTTAAAAGATACAGAGCAATTTGCTGAGGTTAGTAGTCAGCAGTTGGATTATGATCCCTACGAAGCTTTTGACTCAAACAAAGATTACGTAAGCGCTTATGTTAGTAGATCTATGTCTGGTATGGATTTGTCTGGTATGACGCAAGAACAGATAGAAGCAGAAGCAAACAGACTTGCTAATGAAGCAAATAATTCCGATGGTGTTAACGTGGTTAGAGATGCTGATGGTCGTGGGCAAATAATGATTAATAGAGAAGTCGCCGCTGAGTATGGGGCTATGAACGTTGGTTCACACGAGGTACTACACGCGGTGATGGAAGGTGCTATTCAAAAAATGAAACCTGCTGAGAGAAAAGTAGTAATAAAACAATTTAAAGATCAAATAAAAACTAATCTTGGTCAAAATGTTGTTGATCTTATTGAAGCGAGACTTACAAATAAAGACACTTATAACATGTCTCAGGAAGAAGCAGCTACTTCATCTGAGTGGTTTAACGCTTTGTCTGATATTATAGAAGATAAAAACAACAATATAACTTATAAAAACAATAAAGGTTTTTTTGACAAAATAAAAGACAATGTTGCTAGTTTATTTAACAAAAATACACCTTACGAAAAATTAAGTATAGAAACTGGTGAGCAAGCTTTTAACTTTATGAAAGAGTATAGTAAAAGTGTTAAAGCAGGTAAGCTTAGTGAAAGTATGGTTGAATTTGCTGGCCGTGACAAATCGGCGGCGGGATCTAAGTTTTCTAAAAACCAAACAGATTCAGTAAACGAATTAGCGGAAATGGGGTGGGATAATAAATCTTGGAAAGCACAAGGCGCTGACTTCGCTATTAAAGAAATGCAGAACAATAAAATGCTTGATGGGTTAATTAGATCTAAATATAAAGCTGACATTGTTCCAGATAACTTTATTGATTTAGTTTACTCTGAGTTAGTTAGCCACGTTAAGAATTTTAAACCAGAACAAAATGATAATTTATTTGGTTGGATCAACTCTCAAATAGCTAATAAAGCTGGTAACGTTTACAACAGGGAGTTTAAGGTTGCTGACGAAATGAAAGGCGCTAAGGACATAGGTAAAACAACTAAAGAGGGTGAGGTTAAAGTTCAAGTTGCAGCTGAAACCGATAAAGCTATGGAAGCTCTTGAGACAGAAGATTTGTCACCAGCAGCTCAAGCTAAAAAGAAAGCTGATAAAGCTAAAGGTAAACAAAAAGTAGAATCTGAGTTTAGAAGAAAGATAGGTATTGAAACTAACAGTGACTTGTATAACAAGGTTTTAGATTCAGCTCGTAAGGCTTTATTAAGAGCATACGAAGCTGGTACATCAGTTAGAAACATACAAAGAAAATTAAGAGACGAAGCTAACGTTTATTTGTTTAAGTCAGTTAAAAACTTTTTAGGAACTAAAGACTACGTTAAAAATTTAAAGAAATTTAGAGAACCTATAGTTAAGGCTATATTTACAGCTGACTTGGTTCAACTAGAACGTAATGTTGCTGATAGCGATAGAGTGCTAACTACGTTTGTTGAAAAATTAACTTCAAAACAAGAGGTTGAAAGTGCTGTTAATCAAAAACTACTACCACCGTCAGCATTAAATATTATAGATAAAGGTACGGCTGTAAGTGTATATAAAAAGAAAACACCTACTGAAAAACAATTTTTAGATTTCTTTTACGCACCACTAGTAAACCCTGTAACAGGTTCAAGATCTGGATTAAGAGGTACTAGAAAAGATGGTTTAGCAAAAGCTATGGCTGGAGCGTTATCGTACGATGCTACAATGCAGGTTGCTCAAGAGCAAGATGTTATAGAAAAAAGAGAGCAGTTAGCAGCTTTAAAAGGTGAAACCTTAGCTCAAGATAACCTAGAAACACTATCCGCTGCTATTGGTAGAGATCCTAACGTTAATTTTAGTAAGTCAAATGAAAACAGAATAGTTTCAAACATGGCTTTAGAGATTGTGGATTTACTTGCTGCTATGGAAACTAATCCAACTCTAGTTATTAAAACTAAATATGGTTATAAGTTAAACAGCGCTAGTATTATTAAAAGATGGACTAAACGCTCTAAGTTTGCTAAATCGGATGAAGCTATTATAGCAGAGTTTGCTTATAAAACCTACAGGGGTAATGAGTACGGTAAGCTAACAGATGTTGAATTACAGAAAAAAGTATTAAGAGACGTTATAAAATCTAGAAAAAACAAATTTGAGTTAAGTACTCACCAGGCTTTTGAGCAGCTTATTATATCTTCACTGCAGTATGCTAATAGAGAAGCTGGTAATGTTTTAAAGACAAATAAAAAAGTAAAAGAAGGAGTTGGAGAAGGGGATGCTTATATTAGTCGTGGAAGAATTATAGTTGGTATTGAAGTTAAAATGAATGAGGCCGATGGTGTTTCTCAAACTGTAAACCCAAAGGAAGATGGTAGTGTTAGTTTTACTAATTCAAACCCAACAACAAATGAAAAAGGTGTTACTTATGATAGCTTGATAGGTGATATGATTTCTAAAGCTACAAAAGCTTTGAGTAAAGAACTTGGTGGAATACAAAACTTAAAACTAACAGCTGAGCAAATGATGACTGTTGCTAATAGCGTGTTGAAAACTAAGTACCTTCAGGTTATGGATATTAGTGCTGAATATGCGATGTGGCATTATGGCAACGGTAAGTACACTAATAAACCACAAGGGTTTATACACGTTGGAGAGTCTACTTACAGAATGATCACTGGCAATCCTAAGATAGATAACGTATCACTAGCTATAGCTCAAGAGTTTAAAAACAAAACAGGTATTAAAATTCCAACACTTGAAGTGAAAAGCGGTCAATCAATGGAAATGGTTGCAAGGTTAAAAATTGATAAAAAAACAGGCAAGCTTAACTGGAGAATATCACCTAGAATAGTAGATAAACAACTAGTCAACTCTAAGGTCAATCTTTTAAACAGAGCGGATGCTGTTAACTTTATGCAAGCGGCTACTACTGCAACATCTAAATTTAGCAAATCTAAAGACGGTCAAACAATAGGTAGAGCAGTACAGTTTTCTAGATCTGTTAATCCCGCAAAAGGTATTACTGTTTTAGATTTTGATGATACACTCGCTACAACTAAGTCATTAGTTAAATTTACTAGACCAGATGGTACAACTGGTACTTTAAACGCAGAGCAATATGCTAGTACTTACGAAAATTTATTAGATCAAGGTTATACGTTTGACTTTTCAGATTTTAACAAGGTTGTAAAAGGTAAGTTAGCACCATTGTTTAACAAAGCTATGAAGTTGCAAAATAAGTTTGGTCCTAAAAATATGTTTGTACTAACAGCTAGACCGCCGCAAGCTCAAAAAGCTATATTTGATTTCTTAAAAGCTAATGGTTTAAACATACCTGCTAATAATATAACTGGTCTAGGTAACTCTACCGCTGAAGCCAAAGCTCTTTGGATGGCTGATAAGGTTGGTGAGGGTTATAATGACTTTTACTTTGCGGATGATGCTTTGCAAAACGTGCAGGCGGTTAAAAACATGTTAGATCAATTTGATGTTAAGTCTAAAGTTCAGCAAGCTAAAGTTAATTTTAGTAATTCAATGAACGATCAGTTTAATGGTATATTAGAAGACGTAACTGGTATTAACTCTCAACAAGAGTTCTCCGAGGCTCAGGCTAGTTTGTTAGGTAGAAAAGCAAAGTACAAATCTATTATACCAGCATCAGCTCAAGATTTCCAAGGGTTACTATATAACTTCTTAGGCAAAGGTAAAAAAGGAGAAGCTGATATGGCTTTTTTCAAAAAAGCTTTAATAGATCCGTTCGCTAGAGCTATTGACGAGTTGAACGCTTCCAAGCAATCAGCAGCAGTTGATTTTAAAAACTTAAACAAGAGTTTTCCTAAAATTAAGAAAATACTTAACAAAAAAATAGAAGGTTCACAGTATACTAACGATCAAGCAATAAGAGTTTATCTTTGGGGTAAAGCTGGTTTTGCAGTTCCTGGTATGACAGAGCAAGATATAGCGGAACTAACAAGTATCGTGGAAAGCAACGGTGAAATGCAAGCTTATGCGGATGTTGTGGGTTTAATTTCTAAAAGAGATGATGGATATTCTAAACCTAAAGATTATTGGTTAGCTGAAAACATATCTTCTGACTTATTGAGTGACGGTGCAATAGGAGATGTTAGAGCTGATTTTTTAGCTGAATGGCAACAGAATGTTGATCAGATATTTTCTAAAGTAAACCTAAATAAAATTGAGTCTATATACGGTAGTAAGTTTAGAGAAGCTTTAGAAGATTCTTTATATAGAATGAGAACTGGTAGAAACAGACCAACTGGTGGTGGTAGAATTATGAACATGTACATGAATTGGGTTAACAACTCTGTTGGTGCTATTATGTTCTTTAACATGAGATCCGCTGTGCTGCAAACTATATCTGCCACTAACTATATGAACTGGAGTTTTAATAATCCAGCTAAAGCCGCTTTAGCGTTTGCTAACCAAAAGCAATACTGGAAAGATTTCACAATGATATTTAACTCTCCTTATCTAAAACAAAGAAGATCTGGTAATCAAAGAGGTATTAATGAAGCTGAAATTTCAGATGCAGTTGCTGGTAGTCAAAATAAAGCTAAAGCAGCTATAGCTTGGTTACTTAAAAAAGGTTTTTTACCAACTCAACTTGCGGATAGTTTTGCAATTGCTAGTGGTGGCGCTGCTTTCTTTAGAAACAAAGTTAAAGCACTTGTGAAAGAGGGTATGACTCAAGAACAAGCTGAAGCCCAAGCTTTTATAGACTTTCAAGAGGTAACAGAGGTTTCCCAGCAGTCAGCTAGACCTGATATGATATCTCAACAACAAGCCTCTCCGCTTGGTAGGTTGATACTATCGTTTCAAAACACTCCAATGCAGTACGCTAGGATAATGAATAAAGCCGCTAGAGACTTAGTCAACGGTAGAGGAGACACTAAAACACACATGTCTAAAATTGCTTATTACGGAGTGATTCAAGGTATTATATTCGGAGCGTTGCAATCAGCGTTGTTTGCTGCTGATGATGCCGAGGAGTATGATAAAAAGTCTCGTAGAATAATGAATCAAATGGTTGATTCTGTTCTATCTGGTATAGGTTACGGTGGAAAAGCTATAAGTACCGTAAAAAACACTATAGTTGAATACGCTAGGCAAAAAGACAAAGGTTGGAATGCTGATCACACGTATACTATATTGCAGTTACTTGGTTTTTCTCCACCAATAGGATCTAAGCTTCGTAAGATCTATAGTTCGATACAAACTGATAAATACAACGAAGGTGTTTACAGTAAAAGAGGTTTTACTTTAGATAATCCTATATGGAATGCTATAGGTAATGTTGTTGAAGGTGTAACTAACGTGCCTTTAGGTAGGTTATCTAATAAAATGCTGAACATAGATAATGCTCTTGACGAGCATCATGAGTGGTGGCAAAGAGCAGCTTTATTATTAGGTTGGAATACTTGGGATCTAGGAATTAGAGACCCAGATATCGAGGCTATTAAAAACAGTAATAAAAAGAATAAAAAGAATAAAAAAAATAACAATAAGAAAACAACTAAAAATACAAAAAACGAATCTGTAAATAAAAAGAAACAACAGCAAGAAAGAAAAAAAGGAAAAACAGTTACGTGTGCAGCTTTTAGTAAGTCTGGTAATAGGTGTAAAAAAGAGGTGGAGTCAGGTGGATCATACTGTACTATTCACGCTAAGGTTAAACAAAATAAAAGTGGTAAAAAAACACAGTGCAAAAAAATTAAAAGTAATAAGAAAAGATGTAAAATGAAAACATCTTCTTCAAGCGGGTATTGTTACTACCACGATTAGGTAAAGAATTCAAAAAATAAGTGATAATAAAAAGATGGTAAGAAAACTAATAATACTGCTACTGCTTGTATCTAATATAACAATAGCGCAAACACTTGGAAACATTGATGTTAAAGGCTTGTTGAAGTATTCTACTTTCTACACAGCAGTTAACGGTGGAACATCACTTTCAGATGTTGATGTATTCTCTGTAGATAATGGATTATCTACGCAGACTATATCAACTCCTTATGATTATAATTTTACCATAGGATTACGTAAGATTGCTAGGTTTGGCTATGAAAACAAAGCTCAAACTTTTTATGACGGCACGGAATCTAATTACAGTGATGCGGCCACTGTGGGTAAAGTTAAAGGGGTTGAGTACTTATTTGAAATAGATTACAAAAGGCAAGAGGGTGTTGACTACATGGATCAACATCATTTTATTAGATTTAGCTCTGATGATGGTTGTCCAGACGAATTGTGTGTAAACTTCTTTGCTTTAAAGATAGAGTATTTAGAGGATGGTTTTGCAGATATTAAATATTTTGAAGCATCGGAAAGATACAGACAACGTAAAAGCAAAAACCTATCATGGAACGTTGGGCTTACACATCGTCTGGCTGAACCTTATGGGTATAACGCTCTGGATGAGTGGATGTTAGACAACGGTGATTTACATTATACATATTTAGCTTTACAAGAAGGTTACGAAGTTGACGTGTAT